CTTATACGAGATCAAAAACAAAAAGATTTTGGTCAAATACAAAAACGTAGAGAAACAGCAAACATCCTCAACATATACAAATAAATGGCTACTAAACAAACAATAACTAATAATGGTGGCGTCAATTACACAGTAACAGATTTTGATTTTTTAGCTCCCGGTGATCTTAGAGTAAAAGCAGACAATGCTACGCAAACTCTTAACTCAGATTTTACGGTTAGTGGTAAGGTTATTACGTTTTCTAATGCACCTACAACTAATGTAGAAGTTACAAGAGTTACTGAGGTAGCTAATCCTCTTGTTGAATTTCAAGTAGGTAGTTCTTTACGAGCTCAAGATTTAAACACTGCTACAAATCAAGTCAGGTTTGCTGTAGAAGAGTTACAAACTGTAGGTGCTGAAGGAATAGGATTGCCTTTAACTGCTGGCGACAAAGTCGATATAACAGTTAATACTGGATTATCTTGGTCAATTAATAACAATAGAGTAACAACTGCTAAATTACAAGACTCAACAAGCACAACTACAGGTGTAACAACTGCTAAAATAGCAGATGAAGCAATTACTACAGCTAAGATAAACGCTAATGCTGTAACAATGGATAAGCTAGGAGCCGGTGCACTGCCATCAGATATTAGTGTAGGAGCATCCCAGTTAACTGGTATTATACCAAACGCTAGCTTTCCAAGTGTTCTTCCGGCTGTTGATGGAAATAATTTAACTGGCATAGAGGCGACTGTAGGAAACGGATGCGTTTATGAAAACAGTCAAACAATTACATCAAACTATACTGTAGGTAGTAATAAAAACGCCTTATCAGCCGGCCCTATAACTATAAATAATGGAATAGTCGTCACCATTGGCTCTACTGAATCTTACACAATAGTCTAATGGCAACTATATCAACAAAGACACATACCAACAGTATAGGGACTACGTTTACTTTTGATTTTACATTTCTTAGAGATGAAGACGTTAAAGCTAGAGTTGATACTACTGACTTAAATTATAAGGTTGGTACTCCTAGCACAGGTGAGTATTCAGTAACCCCTAACACTAATAATATAGGTGGGTCTATAACAATTAACCCAGCTCTTACGAGTGCTCAAACACTCCTTATATATAGACAAACAAGCGTAGCAAACGCAAAAGCTGACTTCCAACCCGGATCTTCGATTCGATCAGTAGACTTAAATAATAATGCAAAACAATTTATACTCTTTGCTCAAGAGGTAGAAGATTCGGACAATCCAAAAGTATCTAATGCTGCTGGATCTGGATCTGGATCTAGTTTTGAAATCAGTGACCTTAACTCAGCTTTTGGAAATAAAGTTGATGGGTCTTTAATTTATTTTGACAATTCAGCTAGTACTTTTAAAGCTGACAATACAACAACTAAAACAACAATTGTGGACGGAGGCTCCTTTTAAATGGCACAAATACGAATAAAAAGATCTACTAGCTCAGATGCGCCGCAGAATACAGATCTAGCTAACGCAGAATTAGCGTTTGCTGAAGGTAATGATATACTTTACATTGGAGAAGGCACAAGCGGATCTAATGCTGCTAGTGTTATAAAGATCGGTGGATCTGGTGCTTTTATGGCACTCGAAGGTGCACAGACAGTAGGTGGTAATAAAACATTTAGTAATAACGTTGTAGTTACTGGTAATCTAACTGTTAACGGAACAACCACAACAGTAGCTACAACTAATACAACAGTAAGTGATAACATACTAGAACTAAATAGTGGTGCTGGTAGTAATGCTAATGATTGCGGTATCTTAATCGAAAGAGGTAGCACAGGTAACAATGCGTTTATTGGATGGGACGAAAGTTCTGACCAGTTTATACTTGGTACAACAACCGCTGCTGCTAACTCTACAGGTAACTTAACTGTAACTGCCGGTACCATACAAGGTAACGTAACTGGTAGTGCAGTAAGCCTAGCTAACACTAGAACATTTTCATTAACTGGAGATGTAACAGGTAGTGCCACATTTAACGGTACACAGAACCCATCTATAGCTGCAACAATTGCATCTGGGTCTGTAGAAAAAGGTATGCTTAACCTAGTGTCTACATCCGGCAGCCCCGGCTTAACAGTAAAAGGTGACGGAACACTTAGCGGAACTTCTGGTTTTTTACAGCTAAACTGTTCTAATAATAATCATGGTGTAAAAATTTCATCACCTCCTCATAGTGCTAGTGCAAGCTATACATTAACACTTCCAAATAGTATAACTAATAACGGATTGTTAAAATCAGATAGTAATGGTAATTTAAGTTTTACAGTGCTTGCAGCTGGTGCTGGGCTAAGCTTAAGTGGTTCTACATTTTCTGTATCTAATGACTCTATTACAGAGGCGATGTTAGATGTGCATAACACTCCTACTGATGGGTATATTCTTAAATATTCTTCAACAAACGGTTTGATATGGGGAGCAGCTGGTGCTGGTGGAGAAAACAACCAGAACGCATTTTCTAACGTTGCAGTCAGTGGTCAATCAACAGTAGCTGCGGATAGTTCTACCGATACACTTAACCTTGCTGCGGGAAGTAATGTTACTCTTACAACTAATGCTAGTAACGATACTATTACAATTGCAGCAACAGACAACAATACAACTTACAGTGCTGGTACAGGTTTAAGTTTAAGTGGTACAACATTTAGTCTTGGAAATCACTCCGCATCCTTATTAACTTCTGGCACAATCCCAGCAGCCCGTGTACCAACACTTAACCAAAACACAACAGGATCAGCTGCGACATTAACAACAGCTAGAACTATTGCTGGTGTGTCGTTTGATGGATCAGCAAATATATCCCTTAATAACAACGCTATAACTAACGGTGCTGGATATATAACAAGTTCTGGTAGTATATCAGGTAACGCTGCTACAGCTAGCACAGCTGTTGTAGCTACAAACGCAACAATTACTGCTAATAATAGTACAAACGAAACAGTTTATCTAACATTTGTTGACGGTGCTACAGGTTCACAAGGTTTAGAAACAGACACAGGACTTGAGTATAACCCCTCTACTGGGCAGCTAGATTTTACAGTTTTAGACGGGGGCACTTATTAAACTATGGCTACAATCAAGCACAAAAGAGGTACTGGCGATCCTAGTACTTCTAACGTTGCTGTCGGTGAGTTAGCCATAAACACCACCGACGGCGGTTTATTTACGCAAACAGATGGTGGGTCAGTTGTTGAGATTGGAGGAGGAGGTTTATCCTCCGACTCTGACAAAAATACTATTGGCGGCACTAATGCTGGAGACGCTATTACTTCTGGTCAAGGTCTTAATAATACCTTAATCGGGTATAACGCTGGTACAGATTTAACCACAGCAGATGGAGTAACGGCTTTTGGTACTGAAGCTGCTGCAAATGTAACTACTGGATATGGCACAACTGCTGTTGGTTACGAAGCTTGTAAGGCTACAAAAGATTCTTATATCAATACAGGTATAGGTCATCAAGCATTAAAATCTGCTGATAATGCTGGTGGAGAATATACATTTTTAGGATCATGGAATACTGCTGTAGGTGCTAATGCTCTTGATGCACTAACAACAGGGCGATCAAACACTGCCGTAGGTAGAGATGCTTTAGGTAGTGCTACTACCATATACCAAAGTACAGCGATTGGTCTGAACGCAATGGCGAACAACACAACAAGTGCGAATGAATGTGTTGCTGTTGGTTTTGAAGCTGGTGCAGGGTTAGCAGGTTCTAAAAACATCTGCATTGGACATAGGTCAGCTTTTGTACAAACTTTAACTGGTAGTAATAATATTCTTATTGGTACCACGTCTCAAGCTTCTAGTACATCAGTAAGTAATGAATGTACGATTGGTGGTATTTCAACATACGGAGCAGCAATAACTAAATTTAGAATACCCGGATGTAACTTTAGCTTAAAAAGTACTACAGCTACAGAAGATTACGTTTTAACTGTAGATGCAAACGGAGATTGTGGCTGGGAAGCCGCAGCTGCCGGAGGCGGCCCAACTGGTGGTGGATCAGATGAAATCTTTACTGAAAACGATCAAACTATGACGACAGACTATACTATAACTAACAACAAAAATGCTATGGCAGCTGGCCCTATAACTATAAACAATGGTATCACTCTTACTATTGGTGCAGGGGAAGCCGTAACAATCGTATAAATTATGGCAATTACATTAAACGGGTCTGGCACAGTGACCGGTATATCGGCTGGTGGATTACCAGACGGAATTATACAAAGTGCTGATTTAGCAAGTTCTATTAATCTTGGATTAGTAAAAAAAGTTGTAACAGGAACTGCTACTGGTGATATGACTACTAGCATTACAGGAACTGGCGGTATTAATAGTGCTGCATATTTAGGAGTACAAGCAACAATAACTCCTGTAGACTCTAGTAGTAATTTTTTATTAATTTTTAGTGCTGGTCATCTAATTTGTAACCAAGCATCTCAAATGGGATTTAGATTATATGCTTCTGAAAATAGTGGAACTTATGCAGACATAGGCGTAAAATCTCATACTGTTGCATACTCACAAAGTCAACAAACTCAACTTTCTCTAGGTTGCCACATGCTTTATGAGCCTAGTGCTAGTAGTATTACATCTCTAGGTATAAGAGTTTATGGTTGGAGTTCTGTACCGGGTTATAGTACTAACTACTATAATAATGGTGGTGCTGTAACAGTAACAATTTTAGAGGTTGAATCATGAGTCAGTTAAAATTAGTAGCAGATAGTGGTGGTGGTACTATTGCAATTAAAGCACCAGCTAATACTACAAGTAATGGTGCTTTTGAGTTAACTTTACCGGGAACTGGTAGTAGAGGTTTGGGTAAAATATTACAAGTAGTGCAGGGTACGTTAAGTAGCGCACACAGTAACAACTCAACAACTTTTCAAGATACCGGTTTAAGTGCAAGTCTTACACCTACACAGGTAGGAAGTAAAATTTTATTACAGGAAATGATACAATATAATTTAGATGGTGGTAGTAATGCATCAGTTGGTGGTGCTTTTAAAACAGTTAGAAAAGTTGCAAGTGGTAGTTTTTCTGATATAGTAGGACACACTCCTTCAAACAGCACCGGCCCTTTTACTTTATTTTTTGGTCAATATAGTAGTAACGACACAAACATACACCAAGTACATAATGTATCCCTGCTTGATACTCCTTCTTATTCTTTAGGAGACTCTATTACTTATAAAGTACAATCAAGAATGTATTCAGCAAATGGTACAATTTATGCCTCGTTTGGTGGTGGTAGTCATACCCAATCCATTTCTTATATGATACTTATGGAGGTAGCAGGATAATGGCAACATTAAATGTAACCAATCTAAAGCATGCATCTTCTAGCTCTAATAACATTGTTTTAAATGCTGACGGATCTTCTACAATAAATAGCTTAAGTCTTCCGGGTCATGTTATTCAAGTTGTAACTGCTTCAACAAATAGTGGCGTAAGCGAAGGTAATGGTACTTATGTAGATAGTAATTTATCAGCTAGTATTACTTTAACAAGCAGTAATAATAAAGTTTTAGTTTTAGTAGATCAGTCAATGAGGATAGCTAACACAGCTGCCGCTGGTGGAGGAGTACGTCTTTTAAGAGGTTCAACAGTTATAGCAGATGGAGATCCAAGAGACAGTACAGGCCCAGCGATGTATTATTTCACTCAGTATGCCGGTAACATATCTCACTATTTTAGGCATAACACGCACAAGTTAGATACTCCCGGTGCTGGAACTCATACTTATAAAACACAAATTAGAGTATACGGAGCTTCTAACTCATCACTCATAATTGCCCAACCCGGTTTAGCTAACAGCAGTGGAGAGTCTAATATAACATTACTAGAAATAGCAGTTTAACATTTATTTATTTATTTTAATTATGGATCACGAAGCAATTTACCGTGCTTACGCTGGAACGGTAGTATCAATCAACAGCGACACAGGGGCATACGATAAAGATGCTAATTTAGTTACTATTGATCTTGCAAAAGTAGCAAAAGCTCGTGCAGATATAGACGCTGAGTTAGCAGCTACAAAGTATCAAAGAGATAGAGCAGCAGCTTACGCTCCAATATCTGATCAATTAGATATGCAGTATTGGGATTCTGTAAACGGAACAACTACATGGAAAGATCACGTAGCAAAAATTAAATCTGATTATCCTAAACCCTAATGGAAAGAACAAAAGAAGAAGTAGAAACTATTTTTAAAAATGCTGGAGATAGCGTTACTATTATAAATGATCTTGCAGCTTTATCATCTTTATCAGAAGATCAAAAAATAAGAATAGTAGCTAATGTTCAGCACCTTGAAATTATCAAGGCATATAAAAAAGAAGATGGCACTACAAGTATTTGGACAACTGAAGATTTTAGCGAACAAGACGCAGCTGTGGCTTTAGGTAAGACTAAGTATTGATGGAGATACTTCTACCATTACCTCATGTAATAGAAACTCCTTCAATACCTCTTCCTACAGCAGATGTTCCATCCTACATACCGCTGGTTGTACCTCCGAGCGATCTTCGCGAGCCAGAGGGGACAAAACCAGCAAAAACCGAAGAGGTGCAACCTCAAACAAGAAAGTTAGATATACCTGTTATAGATATACAGATGCCACTACCGTCTGGAGAAGTTATGGTTACAGCTGTAACTACGGCGGTAGCAGCTGTGGCTACAACCACCCTTGCCCAGCCCTTCTTCGATATAATTAAAAAGCGAGTACAGAAGTTCTTACAAGGCAAGATAGACAAATGGAAGAAAAAAAGAAAGGTATCCTTACAAAAATAAAAGAAGGTATAGATGACCATGATGAGCAGATGGCTATACTAGCTGCAATTGTGCGACTAACTGTAGTCATCTGGTCTGGGTTTATTATTACACTAAACTATGTAGAAATACCGATGGTAAAGAAGTCAGGCAACAGTGATATCACTTTTGTCGCGAGCGTTTTTACGGGGGCTCTTGCAACATTCGGTTTGACTACAGGCAAGTCTAATGGTAGTAAACCTCCTACATGTCCTATGGCAAAAAAACAAGACACACCAAAAGTATGAACAAATGGATTCTACTCTTAGCCCTGTTGTCACCCGCAGCTGCAAGAGCAAACACTGTTACGCCTCAATTTACACAGGGGTCGATGAACAGCACGACAACAACTACCCAAACAGTCAAAGAAGTCAAGAAAACACAAGTCTATGGGTCTGCTGTAAAGAGCTGGTCTGGAAACAATGTAGAGGCTTCTGGAAATATTACAGCGACAGATACAACGTTTACCATAAAAGATGTAACCAAACCTTGGACAATGGAAACAGTAACAAGAGCCGCTGGTTTAGTAGAAGTAACAGACACCACAACAGATTGGACTATAAATACTACTACTACATCCTTATCGGTCTTCTCACAGTAAGCCCTGTCTTAGCAGAGGAACGTGATGTTAATAATACATCTAATCCGGTAGCAGCAGCTACAGGTAACGTAACTAACCAAGCTGTGCAGTTCCAAAATAACGGAGCTATGTCTAGGCAAAACTATGGCGGTGGTGTTTCGTGTAATGGGTCGACTATGACGTTCTCACCTTTTTACATGGGCAATCACGCCAAGCCTTGGGCAGAAAAAGAAGATATACCGGGATTACATCCATCAAGCTATCAGCTAAACGAGAACTGGGGGTTTCAAATAAACTTTATGGTTCCGTTAGATAAAAGAGGTCTAGAGCAGTGTCGGCAGATAGCTAAACGACAAGAAGAAAAGATGCGACTAGACTACGAGCTTGTACGTGCATTAAAATGTGCAGAGCTACAACAAAAAGGGTTTACTATACGCCCTAACACACGTGTATCGCACCTGTGTCAAGATGTAGTACCAATACAAACATTACTACCTAAAGAAAATGCTAGCAATTCTAAAACCAATCGTTTTAGCTTTTTTAAAAAGTGACAAGTTTAAAGGCTTCGTCGTAGACTTATTAGAAAAGCTTGTCGAACAAACAGATAATGACCTAGACGATAAAGCACTAGCAATAGTTAAAAAAGGACTAGGAATCGAATGACAAATCCAAGGGTAATACCTAAGAAGGCTACCGAGGACAGTTTTAAC